TTAAAGCTGGCAAGTTTAGACATCCATGGTATGGTGTTTTGAGTTTTGATAAAAAGTTCTTTGATGGTATGATAAAGAATTTTGAAGCAAATATACCTAATCCAGACATTGCTTTTGATTTTAAGCATCAGCCGGATTGGGGTGCTGCTGCGTGGGTGAATAACCTATTTGTAAAAGATGGAAATCTTTTTGCAGATGTATCTCTCACCAAGAGAGGAAGGCAATCAATTGAAGATAAAGAATTTAGATATTTTAGCATTGAGTACACAGAAGATTATGCCGAATATGAATTCAATGAAAAGATAGATAAAGATGGAAAAGCAATTGAAGAAGAAAGAAAAATATCTCATGGGCCTACTGTGTTGGGTGGTGGTTTAACCAATCGGCCTTTTATTAAAGGAATGGGTCCAGTTTCTCTTTCAGAGACTGGAGAGATTATAGAGATGGAAGAAGTTATTGAAAAAGATTCACAAAAAACGGAGGAGGTGAAGATCCAAATGGAGAAAACTTTAGAAGAATTGAAAGCGGCCCAGGAGGAAATCAAAGCCAAAATGGTTGAGCTTGAGGAAGCTAAAGGGAAGAAAGCAAAAGAAGAAAGAGATTCCCTGGAAGCTACCCTAAGCGAGATTTCTGAGAACATTAAGACGCTTTCCGAAAAGAAACCGGAAGAAAAGAAAGATGACGAGGCTACCAAATCTTTGGAAGAAGCTGCTAAAAAGCTTGAAGAAAAAGATCAGGAAGTCATGAAGCTTTCCGATGATGTGAAGGCTCTTTCTGAAACTGTTAAATCGCTTATGGAATCCAATAAGTCTCTACAGGATGATAAGCATCGTTTGTCAGTTGAGAAAAAGCTTGAAGATCTCAAGGCTCTTGGTGTTTTCCCTGCAACTTTGAAGACGATTGAAAAGATTGCTTTTTCAGATGCAGCAAAGAAATTTACCGTTACATTGTCTGAAGATGACAAAGAGATTTCTAAAACCTTTTTTGACGTTATGGTTGACGTGTTTGAATCAGTTCCCAAAGAGTATCGGTTTACTGATGGAGAATCAAGCGAGAGTGTAACTACTCCAACTGGCAATTCAAAAGAGTTGTCGATTGAAGATGTTGAAGCCTATGCTAAAGAGAAAGAAATGACTTTCGAAGAAGCATTGGTGCAACTTTCCAAAGAAGGCAAGATCGAATAAATTTTTTTAAGTGAAAAGGAGGTGTTGTAGATGGCACTACCGACTGAATCAACTGGTTTTACATATGGATGGAGTCCTAATGACTTTATTCAGAACTTTATGGCCGAAGGAGACGATGATCGAGGCGGGGCTGATAAGGGTGCGAATGAAGGCACTCTTTCAATTCTCGAAGGCGATCTTGTTGAACTTGGAACTTCTCTTCGCGATGTTAAAGTTCATACCACTACCACGACTACTCCCTGTATTGGTGTTGCGATTGCAGACGCTAAAGATGGTGAGATGGTTCCTGTTTCTTGTGGGCCTATTGTCAAATGTACCTGTGCTGAAGCTGTTACCAGAGGAAACATTGTTGGTGTAGATGATGGTGATGCTGGTCAGATCAAACCCATCACTCCTACTGGTGGTGGAACGCTTGCTGGTACATTGGGGTATGCATTGAATGATGGTGATGACGGAGACAGAATTCCTGTTCTCATGAAGGGAATTGGCCTTACATTTATAGGTTAAAATTTCGATGAAACTGGAGGTGATAAAAAATGTTTAATGTCGCAAAAGGAAACGTAAGGGATGACAAGTTTCTGACAGGTTTGGCAGTTCGTTATTCGAACAACCAATTTGTCGGAGGCCAATGGCTCCCTGAATATGGTGTCCAGAAAGAATCCGATAAGTACCGGATTTTTAATAAGGACGGGTTCTTCAAGGGTGCTCCGAAGAAAGCTGACGGAGCAATCACTGAAGAGGCATCGGTCAGTTACGATGAAGGAACGTACTCTTGTTATGAGAGGGCAATTAAAGACATCGTTACTGATCGTGCTATGCAGAACGCTGATGCTCCAGTTAGGCCCAAGATTGATACTACCAATTTTCTTACTGAGAAGATTATGTTATCTCAGGAAATTGACATTTGGGCTTTGGTGCTTGGCACTTCAGGTTTGGAGTCTGGAAGTAACTATTCCAACTTGACTTCTACCACTGCATGGATTGATGGTACTGATCCTGACATTTTGAAAGATCTGTCAGATGCGATTGTTACCATTTCTAAAGCTACGGGCAAAACGCCTAATCAGATTTCTTTCACTACGGAAGTGTCTGAGGCTATCACACGTGATCCGGTTATTCGTGAGATCATGAAGTATCAGCCGAATAATCTCATTGCCGGGAATGCTCTTCCTTCTACCTTACGGAACATGCGAGTTATCATTGCTGATGGCTTGTGGAATACCGTAGATGAAGGCCAGACCGCCAGCTATGAGTACATTCTTAAGTATCGTGTGCCTATTGCTTATGTGTCTCCGAGTGATAATCTTACGCTTGGTCGTACCTTTGTGAGTGCTTCCTTTAAAACTGTAACATGGCGTGATGATGATCGTCAGGGCGAGTTCATTAAAGTGAACAAGGTTTATGCTCCGAAGATCATGAATGTGAGTGCCGGTTACATGTATAAGAGAGTTTCTACTGGTACGTCTAACGACGATTAGAATTTCATTGAAGCCCATTGGGTGCAAGTGATATACTCCTTGCTTAAATTCAAATAGAAAAGGAGAAATGTTATGGCAGGTAGACCGAGATATTTGTGGGGAGATTCGTTGATGGGGTTTGTTACTCTGAAACCTCGTGCAACTACTCCCACTCCTACGGCTGGTAGGATTTATTATGATTCTACTGTCAATAAATTTAAATTTTGTGAAGATGGAACTGCTTTTGAAATGGTTACTCTGCACAATTAACCCTTATTATATCTCTGATAAAATAAATCAAGGAGATTAAAAAGTTATGAAAGTAATTGTAATAAAAAATAATTTGCGTTATAGGATTCCTGGGATAAAAAAAGGGCTAGGTTTTATTCCTAAGATTGGGGATATGATAGCCCTTCCCAAGGAAATTGCTAGTGTTGAAATTAACAGTGGCAATGTCAGAAAGCTTTTGAAAGAAGAATCTGAAGCTTATGAAAAGAAACGTGCAGCTAAGAAAAAGCTGAAAGAGAAAAAGGCTAAAGAATAATGTCTAGGATCTATTGCTCACTTGAAGATGTAAAAAGGTTACTTAGGTCTGTTTCTAATAGAGAATCTAAAATAAGATTTTCTGAAGCTTATAGGGAATTGAAAGCAGATTCTAATAACAGCGGAAGCATTTCTCTTGGAGGAGTGAGCTTTGTAGATTCTTTTGCAGAACATGAAACGTATTCTTTTACATTTACTGATTCTACTTCTTTTACTGTTGTTGGAGATGTCTTAGGCGCTCTTGGCAGCGGAACTAGACTTGAAACTGTAACAATAGATGGAAAATTTTCGGTTTTGCCTAGCCATTGGAGTGGTTCTGCGGTTGCTGGTGATGTTTGCTATATAACGGCAGCATCTGATATCAGTAATGATGATGGTCATAGTTTCATTGTAGATTCAACAAAAAGAATTAACGCTAGGCTGGAAAGAATCTATGGAACACTTGATAGTGTTAGTTTTTATGATAGTACATCTGTCGATGTTCCAGATGGTATAAATTTCGCTTGCATTAGATATGCGGCGTATGACATTTTCAACTCTGTATTTGCTGGAGTTTCTTCAGATGATGTTTCTCCTGTAGAAAGATGGAAAAAGTCTGCTGAAGATACTTTAGGTGAATACATTTCAGGTCACGGTAAAGGGCCAATGTGGAAATCTAGGGAGGTTTTAGTTACAGAAATGGGACTTCCTGAATATGGTGATGGTGTTATAGAACTTGATCAATTGCCAGATCAAAAAAACAAACAGTATGAGAGATAGTAATGATTTATACCGCATTGAAATTTGAATTTAGCCCTAAAGATTTTTCTAGAATTTATAGAAAAACTTTTGAGAAGCTGAACAGTTTTCCAGTTTCAGTGTGGAATCCAGTACGAGAAATTCTTGAATTGCATAATCGTCAAACTGCTACTAAGATAACTAGATTCAATGTTAGTTCCAGTACTAAAAAATGGCGAAAAAGTATGGCTAAAAATAATAGAACTGTTCCTGCTTATAATGGATCAAAAAAACCTGTCTTGTCAGGTTCAAGAGTTGGAAGAAGAACTGCTACTTTTGTAGATGATTATAGAAATTCAAGAGCTCCTGCGGTAACAATCGAAACTAGGACTGCTACTGGATATGGTACTCCAATAGAAAACGGTTCTTTTTCAATGAGTATAAATGCTGATGCTTTTCATAATAGTTATCCTATTATTTTTCAGAAGTATTTGATTAATAAAGGAATAATTGGTCCAGGTGGATATAATCATTTAAGGACTGCTGATGAGGAAAAGCTTTTTAATTATCTTAAAAAAGAAGTTACAAGTAAGGTAATGAAAGACTAATGCCATCAACGCTTACTCCCATAAACTTCAGAAATGAAGATAATTATTTTAGGAACGCTGTTTTGAATACGATTCAGGTTCTTAAAGATTTTTCTAAAGAACACCATAGGGAGATAAGAAACTATTATGAAGATGATGTAATGAATCCGATTTGTCCTTGCTTTATGGTTTTTATTAACGGTTCTAATGATGAGCTTAGAGCATCGCAAAATTTAAGCAGGGTTAAATATACTGTTCACATGAATCTTGAAGTTTGGTATCTTCATGCTGACTTGACAGAAGAAGTAAAAAGGAATGAGGTCACTTATATTTTGTGGGAAATTTCTGATTACTTGAAAAGACATATAACTTTAAATGGATTCGTTCCGAAGCTTGGTTTAAGGGTCACGGATGCTCGTTGGATTCCACATCAAAGAGGCAGTAGAGTTATTGCAGGTGGAATGATTGGCATCCATGTGCCGAAATTGTATAGTACGAGTGTTACTTCTTAACAAACGTGTAGGGTTTGTTAGAAGAATTGTTTCTAGGAAGAAGAAATAAATTAAAAGAATTCTAACGTAAAAAAAGAAGTACAGGGACGACTGTAAGCTTCTATATTTTGTAAGAAGGGAGGGATATATATGTGCAGTCTCTATGTTGGTCCCGCAATTGGAGCCAGAGCTCAATTAGGTTTTACTGAAGAAGGTTCTTGGGGCTGTCAAGAGCAGACACCTGTCAGTTTTGTTGAAATGACTGGTGAAGGGATTGTTTCTGAGTTAGGTGCATTGGTTTCAAATTCATTGAGGCCTGATCGAGCTGTTCATAAGAGTATTACTGGAGTTGAAGCTGCTGGTGGAGATGTTCCTGTTGAAGTGAGTCCTAAGGGATTTGAAACATGGTTTAAACATGCCCTTGGAGATATTACTACAACGAGACTAGATACTGCATTTGTCATTAAGTGCGAAGGCAACACCGAAACTCAGTGTGATCTTACAATTACTCACACTGCTGGAGTTGCAACTGGATTGACAATTACTATGGCTGTAGGAGCTGGTTGTGATCTTGACCTTACGAACGGTTCTTATGATACTATCCAAGAAGTTATGGATGCCATTAATGCAGTAGATGGACTTGCTTGTTATAGTCCTTATCAGCTTACTCAAGACAATCCTCAAGTGACAATTGATGCTCTTGATTACCTTGCAGGAACAGATGACAGCAATTGCTTGGAAGAATGTGCTGCAATTGATATTCTCGCTACATCCGATTGGCAATGGGTAGTTGGCACTGAATGGAATGTTTTTTCTCACCAGATTCAAGGTGGGTCTTCTTTGCCAGCAGGTATGTCTCTTGAAATCGGTAGAGATGTTGCGGCATTTTTGTATTCGGGTTCAAAAATTAACACTATGGAGTTGACGGCAGAACCTTCCGAATTCTTCATGGGTACATTTGGTTTTATGGCGAAAGGTGGAACAACTGCCGGAACTCCTGTTGCAGCAGATGGTAACACTGGCAATGCGAAAAATGCTTTTAAAATCAGATATACTGGAACTGGTTCAACTGCTACGTTGGCGATCGATAACACTGCTCACACAATCGCTTTGGAAATCGATGGCACTACGCAAGATATTCTTCGCAACATTAGTGAGCCTTATGTAGCTCCCGATACTGGAGTGGTGACAAATCTCCAGAAACTTGGTGGCCTTGTAGATTGGCTTGACAGTTTGTCTTATATAGACTGTCAGATTGCCCCCTATGCGGCTCCTAGTGCAGCTTCAACGGACCTGCTTACTATAATTGCCACGGATATTACGAGCACTGATTATACATGGTTTAACTTTGACACTGCTTCGGTAGATTCTTTGCCTGTTCTTTGGGGAGACTATATTGGCTCAGACAGTGGTGACTCTGTAACATTCTATGTTAAAGTTTTGGCCGGAGGAGCTCCTGGAACTGCTACGCTTCAGTTTAAAAAGACAGCGAGCGGATCATATGGCAACACTGCCACGACTTCAGCTACTACGCCTACTTCAATTAGAACTGGTGCGAATGTTGATTCAGGGTTTACTATTTTCTTCCCAGACAACACTACTCTTATTGCAGATGATGTCTGGACGTTTGAAACTATTCGGGCACAAACTACAGCATCTTATCCTGATATTGATCCATTTTCAGGGTTTGAAGGAGCTCTTACGCTTGATGGAGCTTCTGCGGATATTATGGGTTGGTCTTGTACTCTTAATAATAACCTTTATGGAGAAAAATATCATCTTGGTTCAAGAGTTCGTGGTAAACTTCCGGAACAGAAGAGAAGCATGGAAGGAACTTTGAACGTTGAATTTGATGATCTTGATCTCTACAGAAAGTTCATCAACAGTACAGCGTCAAATCTTGTTATGACGTTTACTTCCAGTACATACATCAGTACAACTGCTCTTGGGAATAGTGCCACTCAGTATTCGTTGACAATTCGTCAGCCGAATATTAAGTTTAATGGCTCTACGCCTACTGCTTCTGATGAAGGCATTATTACTCCTGATTTTCCGTATATTGCCTTGTATGATGATACAAACAGCATTCCTGAAATGAGGATTACTGTTGTTTCAAATACTCCTTATGTGTAAAGGTTGATGGGTTTTTCTTAGCCACTTAATAGGTGAGGGGAATTTAATAACCCCTCACCTCTTCCTCTTCAAAAAACGAAAGGAGAAAGTATGAGTGTCTATTCTATTCAAATTGAGTCTTCTATTTTGGACTCCGTTTCTTATTTACCTTCTAACCAATTATTATTTGGCGAAATTGTTCGGGTGGGTCTGCTTTGAAAAAGGTAGGCTCACCCCTTTTTATTTTAACTGGCATCGCAAGTTTAGTTTAACAACAATTTTTGGATGCAGAGATCTTTATAAATACATTATCTCTTCATTGAATTTGAAAGGAGATTACGAGATGGGAAAAATTTTTGGAATTAATGCTTCATCTGCTCATGAATTTGAACCTAAAGGACAAGACGATGTACCGGCTGAAGAAAGAACAGTATTTCTTTGTAAGTTTTTGGATGTAAATATGTCAGCAAAAATTACAGATCAAGTGTATTCTGCAAAGGGTTTCGGGAACAAAAGAGAAGAGTTGCTGAGAGCAGGAACTCAAGAAATTGAAATTCTAAGATCAGGATTGGTTGGTTGGAAAAATTTTACTTATGATGATGGAACGGAAGTTGAGTGGAAAGAAGTTCCTAGAGGATTGAGTAAGCAGAAGGCAGTTATTATTATGGACGAGAATCTTAACAAGATACCTCCTGAAACAAGAAGTGAAATTGCTGACTTTATCCGTGGTACGAGTTCACCAGACTCGGACTGATTGAAGAGCTGCGTTTAGCAATTAGATGGAGCGTAGCTCAACAGAATATAAAGCATATTGAAACTTTTGATTGTGAATTTTGTGAGAGTAAAGAAGGACTTAAAGAGAAACGTAATTGTGGATGGACTAGACCTGGGGAATGTAAGGAGTGCGGAGAAGTACGATTTGTAGATTGTGAAATACATCCTAAAAAAACTATGTTTCTTTGTCCTGTTTGCGGTGGTAGGGTTCGTTTCGGAAGTTCTGCAGAATTTCGTTTGGGCAAATATATAACTCCAGGCTGCCCAAAATCTATGATTTCCGAAAGAGCTGTGTTTTTAATGCAGCTTGTTAATTGGTCAGAAAAAGTTGGAATTTTACCTACTGCAAAAACTTTACTAGAAGAAAGCTTATTTTATTTTGATTTAAGGAATTTTGTAGTTACAGAAACATCAGTTTCGGAATTTGAGATGAGTCCAAAAGAGTAGGAGCTTGAAATGGCAGACGAAAAACAAATGAAACTTATTATTTCTTTAGCTAATGACAAGAAGAACAAAACTGAACTTCAAAGTCTCACTAAAGAAATTGAAAGGATGCAGAAAAGTTTAGAGCGCTCCAGTAAAAGCTTCGACTATAATAATGTTCGTAAAACAATGGACAGACTTAAGAGCACAATTAAAGATCTTGGATTAGCTCTTAAGGATGCTTTTGAAGGCAAAGGTTCAGATAAAGCACTGCAAAATAAGATAGTTGCAATTTCAAATGTTCTTAATAAAATGGTAGAGGAGGCTAAGAAAGCCAAGGGTTCTATTGGTGGTCTTGCTAGAGAAAACATAGATGACTTAATTACTTTGCAAAAAGCAGTATCAGATATAGAAACAAAATTTCAAAAACTTTCTTCTACTTATCAAAGTACAACTACTGCAAGTTCTAAATATTCTTCAGAATTAAGAAAAATAACTGAAGAAATTCAAAAGCAACTTGTACCCACCGATCAGTTAGTTTCCGTAACAAATAGTCTCGAAGCAGCTCTCCGTAAAATTCAGATAGTTGGAAAAATGAAAGGCACTTCTATGTTTGAACAAAGCATTGAAAGTGTTAAACTTTTCCAGAAAGAATTAATAAATCTTCGCCTAGAAATTGCAAAAATGACTGGTGAAAAGTTTAATCCCATTGCTGGATTGAGCAAAAATATGCTTCTCGAGCTTCGAAAAATGCAAGAAGGTGTAAGAGGAGTAGCAGAAAATGTTAGAGCTGACTTGGAAAATATTGGCCTAGTCAAAACTGAGCTTGGACCATTGAAAGCTAAATTTGAGGCTTTAAGGAGCGGTCTTACTGGAGTTGAAACTACTGCAAAAGGAACGACTAAAGCTGTTAGTGGCATGAGTATCACTCTTGATAAAGTTGGTTCTGGAGCAATTGAACTAAGCGAAGAATTTGGTTTTTTGAAACAAGAAATTGATGGATTAAAAGTTGTTGGCGTAGGTGCCTTACAGTCTCTTGGAGTTTTAGATCAGGCATTTGATTTTAGTAAAATGACAGTTAGGGAATTTGAAGAAGTTCTTGGAAAGTCTGGAGAGGCAGTTAGAAAGAAACTTGAAAAAATAGGGGTGTCAGCAGAAAAAGTAGAAGGCATGTATAAAGAGAGTATGGAAGTTATGATCGCTGAAACTAAAAAGTTAGGCGATACAAGCCAATCTGTTTATGCCGGTCTAGATAAGTCTTTTGTTAAAATGAATATAGCAAGTGAAATTTTTCAAAAGGCTGGCACTAAAGTTAATAACATGAACAAAGAGCTCATAGCTCTTCATGTAACAGTTGATTTGTATGAAAGAAATTTAGCTTCTTTAGTTCAAGTGCAAGAACAAGCCAATAGAGTAATTGGAATGGCTGATGATATTCTTGAAAAAGAAGGTAAGGCTTTTGCAAATGTTGCAATTAGAGCTAAAGAACTTGCTGCTGCTCAATTGCAAGCTTCTTCTTCTCAAGACACTTTAGATGCAAAAACTTCAGAACTTAACGGGAAGCTTGAAACGCTTGCAACTGAATTAAAACTTGTCAATAATGTAATGGAACTTACTGGAAAAACTACTTTTTCCATGCAAGAGAAAGTTAATATTTTACAAAGCACATTAACTCTTTATCAGAATAGAATTAAAGAAGTGGCTTATACTTTAGGTTTAATGGAAGGCAAAGAAAGAAAAGTAACTGTTGAATCTCAAAAGTTAAGGAATGAACTTACCAGATTAGGAGCTGCTGCAAGAACAACCCAGGGAGACTTAAAAGCAGCTACAAGTGAACTTCGGAAGATGGAAATGGCTCTCGGCGATGAAGAGAGAGCCATGCATAGAGTAAGCGCACAAGGTTTTGGAAGCATGATGGTGAGTCAGGCTGCATGGATGGCTGGTTTTACAATTATTTTTGGTTCTGTTGAAAAATTAAAAGAAGCATTCACTGCTGTTACAGAAACTCAAAAAGCTGTAGCAAGAGCAATGAGAACTATCAGAGATGAAACAAAAACTACTGCTGAAATGCAAGAATATTTAACGAATGCTGTTGATAGAATGAGATCTAAATTAGGATCTTCTGCAGAAGAAGTTGGAGAAGCTTTATATCAATTAGGATCTGCCGGATTAAAACTTGATGAATCTCTTGCTGCTCTTGATTCAACAATGAATAATATTGTCGGTTCTGAAGCTGATATGGAGCAAATTACTAATCTAGTTGCAGGGCTTTATAATAACTTTGGAGATCAAATTGTAAAATTAAATGGTAAAGTACGAACAATTTCAGATTCATGGGATGGCTATAACGAAAATTTAGTAGAGGCAGCTTCTCTTACAGAAAAATTTCAAAGAATTAATGATATGTTAATTCGTACATTTGATGCTCACCAGGCAGAAATGGATCAAATAAGAGATGGTCTTAAGTTCATGTCTCAGTCAGCTAGAGCTGCAAACATTTCTCTTGAACAACAACTTGGAATTCTTGCCACATTGCATGATCATCTTATTAAAGCTGGAGCTGCTGGTCGAGGGATGAGAGTTATTCTTTCCAGAATATCAAAAGAAGCTGTTAAATGGAAAGAAGATTTTAATATAGAAATCGACATGAGCCAGCCTTTGAATTTAATGGAAATTTTAGGTAAATTAAATC